CTCTTCCGCCGGCTGCCTTGCTTTGGCAGCTTCTTCCGGGCATGCGGCCGGCACACGCGGCAGAAGCCCGCGCGTCTGCTCGCCTCGCAATGCAGCGGCGTCCCGCACGCCCGGCACGTCTTGTGCGGACGTTGCCGATGATCCGTCCCGAAGGCCTTATCCTCCTCGAGCGGCGTCCGCATCGACCCCGGCCGCACCGCCGCACCCATCGCCTGCGTATGACCCTGCGTCATGATGCCTCCTCATTTGTCAGTGCCCGCCGTTTGATCTGCCACTCCAGCCAGCCCGAAATAGAACGCCCCGATCGACGCGGCCGGGGGATGGCGCGCACGATCGGGGCGGCGGCCGGCGCCACACAGCGCCGGAAATCACTTGTTATGTTACATCGGAAATACCACTGTATCTTGTGGTATTTGCCCCCAACGTCCGATAATGTATCTTGTGGTAAAAGGGAAGAGGGGCCGCCGCCGGACCTCACGGCCCGAACGGCGGCGCGGCGCATGCCGGTGACAGAACGGGGAAGCCCACGAGGTGGGGATCCTGCCGGCACGAGCCTATGCTGCGAATTTTGGATCAAAGACATCTGACTCCTCCCGTTCTGTCAATGACTATATAGCAGGGTCTCGCGCGCTTGTCAAGAAAAAAATCCGCGCGAGCCGAAATTGATCTTGACGCACGGCAGAAAATGATGTAGTCTCATGATTGAGGCAGACAGAACGGGCTTATGAGGAGGGACTTGATTATGGGAGATCGCATGCAGGCGGGCGAGTCCTTGGGCTCCGTCGGGGCCGATCTCGCCAGGCGGCGGGCGGCCAGGGCGATGCAGACACGCATGCAGGATGCAGAGGGGCGGCGGGAGGCCGGAGGCAAGCGGGCGAAGATCGAAACGGGCGGCGCCACGGAGGCGCTGCTTGTCGAGGTCCTCAAGCTCTATCGCTTTCTCGGCTACGCGCTCATCTTCGTGATCGTGCTCGCGATCGCGTTGAACGTCCTCGCCTGGATGTGGGCAAAGTGACTGCGGGCAACGGTAAGACGACCAGCTTGGAAACGAAGCGGGCGACCCTGGACAGGCCGCCCGCTTGCTTTGCGCCTGAATTTATTTCTTGGCGCGCGCCTCCGCGCAGACCCGCCGCAGCAGCTGGGCTGCTTTGATGCGGTTGATCACGGTGCGCGCGCGTTTGCGTGCGAGATCGGCGTAGTGGGCCTTGAGGTTATACGTCGGGGCGGCGCGCCAGTGCGCGACGGCCGCATCGAAGCGGGCCTGGCGCATCCAGATATAGAAGTCGACTTCGGGCGAAGACGCCGTGGAGCGCGAAAATCTCTCCACGGCGTCATTCACGTCTGAGACCAGGTCGTCGATCGACTTCATCTTATCCTGTCGATGGCGACTCGGCCGCGGCCGATTTCGCCGTAATGACCTTGTCCTTCCGCCTGTTGTCGTACGCCAGTCCCAGGGCAGAGAACAGCGTCGTCAACTGAATCACGGCGGCGACGCCCGCCTCAGGCGTCAATGTGCCCGTGGCCGCGGCGGTTCCGATCCCTCCGATGGTCTCGACGATCTTCGCGCGCCATTCGGCCTTGCGTTCAATGTCTGCGTTCGCTGCCTCGACCTTTGCGTTATGGGCGTGGACGTCCACGTTGTAGGAAGCCAGGTCCGCCTCGATACCGACCTTCCGCTTCTCGAGGCCGGCCGTCAGAGCGATGTCTTCAGCCTCGAGCTCGGCGACCGTCACTTTCTGCCCCGGATCTCTTAAGCTCGTCGTCGTGATCGGGCAACCCACGAGGCAGAGACAGGCCAGTACGCTCAGCAAGAGGCCGAACGCCACACCACGATTCCGATCAACCCAGTTCGTCACGGCATGCCATAAGTCCATCACGTCCCTCCTTTCCAAAAAAGAAATCCCTCACTGTGAGGAAATGAAATCAGTGCGCGATGACCCAGCCGATCAGGAACAGATCGAGCGAGACGAGGATCCCGAGTAGCCACAGAAAGACGGTGATCCGCGCCGAGTTGCCTTGAATCCGCTCGGCGTGCTTTGCGCAGCCTTGCGTGATCGATCTGACTGTTTTTGCCAGGTTGTTGTCCGTCTCGCGCCAGGCGTCAGCATGACTGCGATCGCTCTCGTCCATCCGGACGAAGAGTCTGGACAGCGTCCCCCTCGTCCGCTCCATTTCGCTGTTGATCGATTGCAACGATGCGCGAATGAAGCCCATCTCCTCATCTCTGCTCGGCCCCATCTCATACCTCCCTTTCGTTTCAATTCGGTTTCACGCCGAGTGCCCAGCAATCGTTCTCGCGCGTATAGGCCTCGATGCAGTGCAGGCCGGCGTCTTCCATCATGGCGTGCATGGCGTCTGGGAAAATCCGCCAGTAGTCCTTCGGATAACGGTGCTCGCGTTGATTCCATGGGGCCGTCAGGATGATGGCGCCGCCGCTCTTCATGACGCGCGCCATCTCGGCGACCAGCTTGAAGGGATAGCGGACGTGCTCGAGGCACTGGCCGCTGATGACCATGTCGAACTCCCCGTCCACGGCCGGCAGGATGTAGGGGTCCGCCTGGACCAGGTCGACGTTCTTGCCCGGCGCAATATCGCAGCCGCGGTAGATCCACGCGGGGGGCATGTGCTCGCGATACGTGTGCGGATAGCTCCTGTTGACGCTCATCGAGCCGACGTCCAGAACGCAGATCGTGCGCTCTCGCACGAGGCGGAAACGCCGGTCGATGATCTCTCTCATGTGCGTCCACGAGCTTTCATGCACGATGCTATCCTCCCGGCGCAAGGGCCTTGATGCGGCCCTCGGCCTCGCGCACGATTTTCAATGGACTCTCGCCGAGCTGCATCCGCATGCGCTCGTCATGGACGTTGACGTGCAGCCGGCCGCCCGGCCGGAGCACGCGCGCGGCCTCGGCCAGGAACACGGCGTGCTGCTGATCGTCGAGGTCGGACAGCAGACGCCCGATCCAAATCTCGCGAAAGGACGCATCGTCGAAGGGCAGGGCGCCCGGGACTGCCCCGCGCACGTCGAGGCCGGGCTCCCCGTTCCATCCGAAACGGATCCCGCGCAACGACGCCCAATGACGATCGCATCCGATCGCGAGCACGCGCGCCTGGCCGGCCAGAGACTTCCGGCCCGTGTGGGGCAGATGGATCGCGTGGACGCGGTCCGTCATCAGCGTGCAATAGCCCATGGCCGTAAGCTGCTTGCAGATGTAGCCGTCCACGTACTCGAGCTCCGGGACGCGATCCCATCGGACGTGTTTTAGCGCCGACGCGCGCCAGATCGTGCAGCTCAGCGTCGACCACGCGGGGCGCCTGAAGCGCGGGCGGCCCTCCCATGCCTGCGCGTGCGGCCAGTCGTTCGTCCAAGGGTAAGTTGGCTGACCCTCGGTCGTGACGGACTGAAGATAGAGGCCGGCGACGCGCGCGGGGAGCGTGTCCATCAGGCGGACCGCCCGCTCGGCCTGGTCGCGGTCGATGAAGCAGTCGTGCTCGATCGTGAAGACGTAGGGGCCCTCGGCCTGGGCGAGCGATGCGGCCAGCAGACGCCCCATGCGCGGGGGCGCGCCCTCGCCGTCGGCAATCAGATTGATGCCGGACTTGAGCGCGCGGATCAGGAAGGCGGGCGACGCCGCGTCCACGGCGACGATCGTCTTCCAGTCGGGCAGGGCCTCGCGCGTGCATTGCAGGCTGCGCGTGGCCACGGCCTCCGTCTGCGCGTCCGGGGCGTAGACACACGTGACGCTCGATCCGGGGCGCTCGGCTGAGGCGCGGTTGTGACGGCGCGCCTGGCGGACGATGCGCTTCAGGGCGGGCCCGGCGTCCCTGGAGGCGAATTGACGCGAGAGCCACCATCGCAGCCAGCGGTTGCGCATAAGCTGATCGATCGCCGGGGCCTTCGCCGGCAGATCGGCCCACGTGGCCGGCTCGTAGAAGATCCCCTTGCCGTTGAACCAGGAGCGGCCGAGGGCGACCACGGGCAGGCCGTTGAGGACAAACTCATTCGTGATCGAGCTGGAGATCACGAGGCAGTACTCGGCGTGGACGGCCAGGCGCTGATTGATGTCGCGATCAGAGTCCTCGTGACGGAAAACGAGCACATCCTCGGGCACGTCCGTCAGAGCCTCATGCTCGGGCGTGGACGGCGCAGTCTTCACGGCCAGGTGCAGGCCCAGTCGTTTGGCCTGCGTGGCGGCGGCGGCGACCAGCTCGTCGTTGTGTCGCTCGCCGAATCGCGAGAGCGAGGCATATTGCTGAAGCCAGAGGCAGACATAGGGCTCCTCAATGAGGCGAGGCTTCAGCGTGGCGTCCTTATAGCCGCGGAGCACGCGGCGACGGCGATCGCGAGGGGCGAAGAGCACATCATCCCAGTCCACGCGCGCTGTGGAGATCGTCGCCCAGGCGACGTCGATCATGCTCGATCCGTCTGGTCCATAAACGTCGAACATGAACTGCTCATAGTGGCTGACGTAACCGAAGTCCATCATGAGAGGGACGACGCCGCGCTCGTACGCCCAGGCAACGCATTCGCGCCACGAGGCGATTGACCGCGCGCAGCCGTGCTCATCCCACTGCACAATCGCGTCGGGGACGCCGATGTCGAAGACCTTCTCCTTGATTGCAGCCAGGGGCCCGCGCTCATCGACGTCGGCGAACTCGATGCGCCAGCCGGCGCGCAGGATCGGCTCCCGGAAGAAGTGCCAGTTGCGTTCGCGATAGTCCGCAAATCGCACGCAAAGCAGGATCGGGGCGGATGTCCGCACGGGAGGGGGGACCGCGGCGTGATAGACGCACTGGACGCACTCCGTGTGCCTCGTCTCGCGGCCGCGCGCGGGGCAATGGAAGAATTCGATGCGGCCGCAGCAGGACGTCTCCTCGACGCGGATCGTTGGCCCCCGATGGATGCAGGGTTCGCGGTGGCCGTCGTTGGCGCGGCGTTGCCGGAACTTTTCCAGAAGCGGGTCGCTCATAGCATCGTCTCCAGTGCGTTCGTGCCGAGTCCCTCGTCGATCTCGCGTAGCTGCTGCAAGCCCTCCGCCTCGCCGATCGTCTGCGTGGCCGTGATTTTCGCCGTGGCCAGGGCGAGCAACGATTCGCATTCCTCGCGCGTCGCGAGCGCGGCGTAGTTCTGCGAAAGCGTCGCCAGGTCTTTGGAATTCTCCAGACTTGGAAATCGCCCGCTCGAGATGCACGTGCGCAAAAGGCTTTTTGCCATCCGGACGCAGAACGAATCGTCGCCGTCGGCATGACGGCAGAAGGCGCAGCCGTCGATGTGCATGCCAGCGTCGCGGCCCATGAGCCCGTTGATGATCGCGCACTTGACCGAATCGTGACGCTCGTCTCGGATGATCGTCGCCTCGACGCAGCTCTCAGCCGGATTTTTTTCGACAGGGTTGCCCATGAATTGATCTCACAACACGGAATCGTTTGAGCACTCAGAATGAGTCAACAGATAGCAATAGCGGAGGCCACCGCCGCCGTTGGGGCATGAGTCGTTGCCGGCGCCATCAGCGGAGCAGCGATCCGCCAACTGCTCATAATGGCAATTCGGCTGCGTGGAGCAATCGGCAATATGGCCCGTCGCCGAGCAGACCTCGGCATACGGGTCCCCGGCGCTCAGCTGGCAGAGATAGCCGTAGCAGCAATAGGATCCACCGGGATACGGTCCACCGCCGGAGCTGGGCGGGACGGATTGCCAGCCCGTGGCGTTGCTCGACGCGAGCGAACTCGCGCGCGACGATGCGCGGCTGGAGGCCAGCGACGATGCCAGGCTCGAGGCCAGCGACGATGCGCGTGACGATGCGAGGCTTGACGCGAGCGATGAGGCCAGACTCGACGCCAGACTGCTTCCCCGCGAGCTGGCCCGTGAGGACGCGAGGGAGCTGGCAAGCGAGGACGCGCGCGATGAGGCAAGACTGGACGCGCGGGATGAGGCCAAAGAACTTGCGCGCGATGAGGCCAGGGAGCTCGCCAGCGACGAGGCCAGGCTCGATGCGCGTGACGATGCGAGCGTGGACCAGAGGGAAGAGCCCGCGCCGGACGACGCCCCGCTCGAGGCGAAGGCGCTCGCGCGGCTCGACGCAAGCGAACTGGCCAGCGAGGACGCAAGCGAACTGGCCAGCGAGGAGGCCCGGCTCGATGCGCGCGATGACGCCAGAGAGCTTGCCAGCGTGGACCAGAGCGAGTCGAGGCCGATCGCCAGAATCTTGTCGCCATAGGCCGACGCGGGGGCCGCCGACGCGATGACGTAGTTGCCCTCCGTGTCCTCGATCTGGACGTAGTCGCCGATCACGGCCGCATTCGCCGCGTAGGTCTCTCCCTCATAGTCCTCTATGATGTGCACGGGATAACCTCCACCGCCATAGGTGATTCGGACCCAATCCCATGCGCCGCCTCGCCAGTCGCGTTCATAGCCGCGAATGCCGAATCGGCCACTCGATGCGCCCGAGTCGTCGATGGAAAAGTAAAAGATGTCGTTCCAGTAGACCTTGAAATTCGGCCCGTTGACCTCGACCTTGATCGTGCCCGCGTAGGTGCCCCCGAGGCCCGGCGACGGCACGACGGTCTCGGCGAGGAGAACGCCGTTCGCGTAGAACTGTAGTTTGCCTGTGGCCGCTTTGTGGCTGTGCGTCCACAGGACGTAATAATAGCCCTCATAAATCGTGAGCCCGACGTCGACCCAGTCGCTTCCGCTCGGATACGCCGTCCCAAACGTTTTGACGTGGGCTTCGTATGTGAATCGCCCCGGCAGATCGGCAAAGGTGTTGTACGAATACGCGTTGGTCCAGTTGTTATACATATAGGCGGAATGCGACCACGGAAATCCGGTGATTTCGCCCGTGTAGATGTTGGACGTGTTCGCCCACGGCTCGTCCGGCTGAGAGCCCAGTACGTGCGCGGGCGGGGAATAATCGAATTCATCTTCGTAAACAGCCATTCCATTTTATGCCAAATCTATCGCGGGCCGGCCGACCTCGCCCGCGGCGACCGCATAGGCCGCGCTCAAGGCGAATGCTTGATAGGCGCCGTCGGCAACGCCTCCGGTGTCGGCGAGCTTGTGGTCGCCACGCTCCTCGGTCATTGCGACCCAGGCCGACGTGAGCAGATCGTCGCCCGTGTCATTCGAGTCGTCACCGATCACGGACTCGACGATCATCGGGCCGAGTTCAAAAATGCGGCCATAGTGACTGTTCTTGTGCGGCCGGACGTGATCGCGGATGGCGATCGACTCGCCGTCCTTGAGGATGATGAGCACGGGATGTATGCCGACGATCCAGGCGCGTCCGGGGCTGGCGATCGGGATCGGCGTGCACGCGATCGCGTAACGCGAGATCGAGCTGTAGGCCGGCTTGTCGGCGTTGTGGAGCACGCCGTCCGAGAGCAGCGCCCCGAGTTCGATGATTCCGAACTGCGGGATCTCCGAGCCGACGTCGTTGTAGATCGGCACGCTCTGGGCGTCCGGCGTATCGTCGCGCGCGTTCCATGACTCGACGATCGCGCGGCGTTGCCCGGTCCGCCGCCGCCACTGCATCAGCAGCTCCATGTCGCGGAGCGCGCGCGGGTCGAGGACCTGGATGTTGGGGCTTATGGCCATGAGATGCTTAGCGCCGAAAAAGCAATGGACTTGTCGATCTGGGGCGTGAGCCAGTCCGTGGGATCGCCGCCCGAGATTTCGGCTCCCACGCCATTGAGCAGCGTGCCGTCCGCGTTCAACAGGGCCTCATCGACGCCCAGGAGATCCTTGACGCGCAGCAGGTCGCCGCCCGGCGCAGCCCGATAGCGCCTGCCCTTGTTCGGAACGCGAGGATTCCATCCGCCCAGGCTGTCGGCATCGAGCGACCTGAATTGCATGCGATACGTGACGACGTAGTAATAGGTCGTACCGTCGTCCTGACGCACGGCCGTGATCGGCAACATTTTGACGGTGCCGGCCGGCCAGACGCTGGCGACCGTGTCGGAATTGACGGCGTTCCAGTAGGCATACATCGTGGAATACGGATAGGCCGCCTCGTTGCGTGTGATGACTGCAACCAGGTCGCTGATCTGCTTCGGGAGCTGATAGGGTTCGCCCGCTCCGTTCACCAGGGCGTTCCCGTCCGCATCTCGATCGACAAGCTCCGTGCTGGAGGCCTCTTGCCAGGCAAATTGCACGGGAGCGACGAGGGGAGAGTCCTGGCCGTCGTATTCGCAGATCACGTCAAAGAGCAGGGGCCCCAACGGGACGACGCGCTTGCGGCGCAGGGCGAGCCAGCTTGCGTCGGGATGCTGATCCCCGATATCGGGGATGCCGTCTGCGTCGATCGCATCGACCCACGTCGGCGCCGCATCGAAAAGCGCGGTGAACGCTCGCCCGGCCACGCCGCGCTGTGCGCCCTCGATATTGATCTGCTCGATCTGGCCGTTGACGCCGGACCAGCGTTCCTGGACGTTGACGAGCGCCATCAGCTTCTCAGCTCCACATTCTGCACGGCGATCGGGTCTTTCTTCAGGAGGTTCTCGAGCAGATCGTTTGTCCGCTTGTTCTCCGCGAGTTGCTTCTGTGCCCACGCGGGATCCGACTGCCCGGGCGCGCTGCGCAGCAAACGATACGACTGCTGCACGCCCAGGTCGCGTGAGATCGGCGAGGCGGATTCCGCGCCGACCGCCTCGCGCAACGCGGCCTTCTCCGCCAGGTCGGCCATGAGCAAGGCGTGGCCCTGGGCAATGCGGTCCTTGATCGTCTCCTTGATCTCGGCCCGCTCGGCGGCGTAGCGATGCCTGACCAGCTCGACCTCGGCCTCCGTGGTCTTGCCTGCCGCGCGCAGGGCGTCCTGGCGGACCTCGAAGAGTTTTTTCTGCGTGTTTTTCTCCAGCTCGATCTTCGCGTCGAGCGCCGCCCGCTGCTCTTTATAGAGCTGGTTCGCCAGTTCGCCCTCCTGGACCAGGGTCATGTCCGCGAAGTCCGTCCTCAACTGCGCGGCCTGCGCCGCCGCCTCCCGAAACTGTCGTCGCGCCTCCAGGACCAGCTTCTCTTCCCGCCGAGTCTCCTCCTCGTTGCCCACAGTCCCGCCCCGGCTGTATTTCCGGATGAACTCGGACTCCATTTCCTTCCATTGGGCCGCCTTGACCTGGACGTTTTTGTTGGCCTCGTCGATCTGCTTTTGGATGGCCTCCAACTCGCCCTTGGCCTGAATCTTCATCACCTCGGACTCGGACTTGCCGAGCATCTTCGCCATGCGGACCTCGACCGTCTCCGCGAGCTTGGCCTCGCTCTCGGCCAGCTTCTGGATCGACGCGTCGGCCTCCTTGATCTGTGCGACCCACTCCTGGACGCTCTTGATGTCGAAGGCCTGGACAAGCGCGCGCTGAATCTGCGGGCCGAGGATGGGGATCCCGGCAAGCAGACGCGTGGACGCGTTGAGGTCCTCGATCTCTGCGTCCATCATGGCCGTGAGATCTGCCTTCGCGGCGGCTGTGGCGCGTCGGCTTGCAGCCCCCCACATCTCGAACGCTGCGGCCCCGGCCTGAGCGCCTATGTTCGCGAGCGCCGCCACGGCGATCATGGAGTGCATCGTCCCCTGCAGCTCCTGCATCCCGCGCGAGGCCGACGCGACGCCCTTCTTGGTCTCATCCCGCGCGCGGATGACGATGTCGAGATTTTTTCGCGTCGTGCTGTCAGCCATCGAACGCCTCTAGCTTCAGTTCGGCCTTGATGCGGGCGGTTTCCGTCCAGACGAAAGTGCAGGCGTCAAGGAACTTCTTCGCCTGGTCCAGCGCGCCGCCATGCACGGGCGGCAATCCGCGTTTTGTCAGTTCGGCCATTTCAATTACTTCCCATACGTCGTTGCCCGCATACTCCAGCGGGCAGTTTGTCAGCCGGACGTTTCCGGCGTCGCACTCGTCGCAGCCGGCGCCTCCGCAGCCGGCGCATTCGATGAGGGCGGGCTGCCGCTCGTCAACGGGATCGACGCACTTGTCCCGGCCGGGGCATCCTTTGCAGAGTCGTCCCCACTGGAAGGCGAGGGCGACCCTGAGTCGTTTTTTTCCGTCACCGACAACCGGGACTGGCGACGCGATGACCAGTAAAGTTCCCACGCCTCCGTGATCGTGATCACGTCCTCGATCTCTGCGTCGATTTCGAGGCCTGGGCCGGCGAACTGGATCAGATTGGAACGGATGACGCCGAAAAGCTGTTTGACGACAGCCTCGGTGCCGAGCGCTTCGCGCTCCTCGGCCGGCATGTCGCCGATCTTCGCCGTGCGGAGGAACTCGCGCGCCGTCATGTAGCGGAACCGGAATGAGACGGGTGTTCCTTTCTCGGCGTCGTTTTTCAGCACCACGTCAAACGTCTCGTTCGGATCGATTGCGAGCGGCATGTGTCTTCTACCTCCTCAATTCGTTGCCGTTCTTCGTGCTCTTCGTGTGCTTCGTGGTGAATCCTTACGAGAACAGGAACTTCAGGTCGTCGGCGTTGAGCTGGCAATTGATGTTGTCCACCTCGAGGCCGTTGCGCTCGGCCTCCTGCGGACTCATGAGCTGCAGGTCGCTCGCCGTGATCGTGCAATCGTCCGTCCCGTTGTTGAGGACGAGCGATAGATCGGCCTCGGTCGAGGCGAGCCATTCGCCATAGATGTCCTTGGTCGCCACGAGATTTGACTCCGGGTCGATCGTGACGATGGGCAGGCGGTCCGCGATCACGCACGAGCTGAAGCCTGTCGCGTCAGACACGTCCTCGCGCAGATAGAGGACATTGCCGAGATCGAGCGTGACGTTAGCGACCTTGAGGCTGCCGTAGGCCCCGAGCGTGAGCGCGCCGGAGATCATGCGCAGCGGCGTGAGGCTTGGATAGGTGGGCGCCAGGATCGCCCCGTCCGTCGGCGCGTTCCATTTGCCGAGGAAATCGAACTCGGCCAGGGCGAGCTTGCCCGCGGGGAACGTGCATTTCATGTTGCCCATGGCGCCGTGAATCTTCTTGATGCGGCCGTTTTGATATGTCGCGAGCGTGAGCGTCTTCTGCGTCGCTCCGTCCGTCTCCGGCGGCGGGGTTACGAGCTGATAGAAGCTCGACGTGCCGTCGAGCCCCATGCCCACGGCGGGAAGGAACGTTGCCATGCCGGCGGGCGTGGCCGAGCCGCCGTAGAAATGCGAGCTGAACGTGCAGCGGCCCTGGCGAGCTGCGGGGACGGCCGGAAGCTGGCTGAAGCCGCCTTGCTTTTGGCGTTGCTCCAGCTCCGTCGCCTGCTGGATCATCGCGTTGAAGACGTTGAACGCCGCGTCGTCCGCGGTCACGGCGATCGCCGTGCCGGGCGTCGTCTCGGCCTTTGCGGCGAGCGTGCGGATCCGCTTAATCAGCGGGACTGGCGTGACTGCCATGGTCGGGGACCTCCTCTTCGATCGGTTCGTAACGGAAGATGGTCGCGCGGGCGTTCCGCGCGACGCGTTTGATGAGTTTCAGGGCGCGGCCGTCGGCGAGTCGGACGACCAGGCTTTCGACGGGGGGCAGGCGGTCGTCGTTGGGGATGAGGATGTGGGGTCCCTCGACCAGCACGTTCTCGCCGGCCGTCGTCTCCACGCCGTCGGTTTCCAGCCTGTCAACGTCCGCAATGTTCATTTGTCGGTCCTCAAACTGCCGTAAATGGATCGGTCTCCAGCGTGCCGAACTCCACGTCGAAGTTGACGCGCACGCCCTCGAAGCCCTCGCCCTCGATGAAGCCCTGGGGCGCGCGGATCGTCAGCAAGTGGGCGTTGCCGCCGCACGTGTAATCGGCCATCAGCTTCTTCTCGACCGTGGCGCGCAGATTGTTGATCGTCGTGTCGACGGCGGCCGTCGAGCCGTCGGCGGGGCGCACGTAGAGATCCACGGCGCAGGGCATGTTCCAGTACTTCGCGCCCTGGCTCGCCTCAATCTCCTCGGGATCGTCCTGGTAGAGCGCGCCCAGGAGATGCTGAGGACGCACGGCCAGGCCGCCGCGCGTGGGCCGCGTGACTGCCGCCAGGTCGCCGCTCGTGACGAGCTCGTCGAGCTTTGTCGCGAGCCAGGCCATAATCGTCTCTTGCACGCACGTTGCCATTACGTCGTCCCTCCAGTCGGCAGCCCGCCCCGTTCAAGCACGAGCTGAATCTGCCGGTCGATCTCCTTGCTGATCGTCATCTGGCCGTCCAGGATGACGGCCTCCGGGATGCCTGCCGCGCGCGCGATGTCAGCCAGGGCGGGCGTGCGCTGGACGATGATGGGCAGGCGCTTCTTCATCGCGCGCTTGAAGACCTGGACGCGCCGGCTGCTTTGGGGAATCGCGAGGAAACCGCCCTCGACCGTCTCTCGGCGGCCCTTCCAGCGGATGCTCACGCCCTTGTTCGTTCGTCTTGGGCTCAGATCGATATAGCTGAGGCCGACGCGGCCGACCCTGATGCGGCCGCGCAGATTGCTCCCGCTCCAGCCCTTCCAGACGCGCGTCTTCGCCGTCTTCTGTTTGATCCCGACTTCCTTGGCGATGGCCTTCGTCGTCAGCGACCACATCCGTATGAGGCCGCGCTTCATCGCGCGAGCCAGCAGCTTCGGAGCTTCTTTCTCCGCCGCGCCCAGCCGCGCGCGGATGTCGTCAAGCTGCGTTTCGTTGATGAGGATCTCGGGCTTCATCGGATCTCCAGTTGCAGGCGGCCGCGAGCGTGGCTGGCGATCTTGTCGACGGAAAAGGCCTCCGGCGTGCCGCCGTAGCGCTTCGGAAATGTGAGCGTGTCGGTCGAGGTCTCGAGCTCGTCGAGCGAGATGCCGGAGACGGCTGAGGCCTCGACGGTGACGAGCATGAACGGGCGCATGCCTTCGGGCGCTTCGTCGAGGGGGGCGGCGGGCTGGCGATTCACGGCCGCGCGGATCCGGCGCGTCGCCCCGCTCGCCTTCGTGTAGACGATCCACTCGGCCAGGTCCGTGCTGGCGACGATATCGCGCATCATGGCATCGAACACGCCGGACGTGGCCGCGTCCGCGGGCGTCTCGTCCGTCGAGCGCACGACCAGGCGGACGTTATTCGAGGGGAGTGAGTTATAGCCGCCCGACTGGCTCACGACGATGAAGTCGTAGCCGGCGTCCTCGTCGAGGCCAGCCTGCGCTATCTCGCCATCGCCGGCCCTGGATTCGCCCTCCGTCCAGGCCGAGGCCGTTGTCTTCTTGTAGTAAAGCTGATTCGTGACGCCGTCGTCGCCGCTCACCGTAGCGGTCACAGCATCCCCGTCGCCGTCATTCGTCACGGACAGCGTGGGCGTGGTGGGGGGCGAGGCCGTTACGTCCTCCCACAACCCGCCGGTCAGGATGCTGATATAATCGCCTTTGGTCAGGCTCACGAGATGGTTCTCCCACTCGCCGAGAGGGTCATCGTGTAGAGGAGTGTGGTGTCATCGGTGTCATAGAACTTGACATCGTTCCCGTCGATCACGACCTTGCCGCGCGCGAACGCGAGCACTTCCTTCATGGATGCGTTGGCAAATAGCGCCGTCACGACCTCAGCCGCCGTGGCCGCGCTGTCAGTCCCGCGCATGGCGTCACCGTCGATATTCTCCACGTCCCCGGCAATGGTGGTCACATCGTCCTGTACTGCGTCAATTTTCCCGTCCGTCGTACTATGCGCCGTCGTCACATCCGTGCTAGAAGCCGCCGTTTTCGCCGCGTCATAGTCGCTGTGGAGTGACGGCGTAAACCCGAAGGCCGTCAGCGTGCGCGCAGCCGCAGCCCAAACCGCCGTTGCAATATCTGAAACCAGCGTCCCGAATGTCGTCAGGCTGCGCGTCGCCACGCTCCAGACATCCGCAGCCGCATGCGTGGAAAAGCCCGTCGCCTTGAAGTCATTCACGCCGCTAACAGCCACGCCCTTGACCTTGCCGATATCAACTTCATCATTGGCCGGGTCAAAGTTGTTCAGCCCGTCGATCTTACTGTCCGTCGTTGTATGTAGTCCCGCCGCCGTTCCCGCCGCATCCGGCACAGTGGTATTTGCGCCGTCCGTCCCACGCATGGCTGTCCCATGCGGTTCAAGCGCATCCGTGATCGCGTGGAGCGCGGCGGCTGTCCCTGCGGCATCGGGGACGGTCGTGTTCGCGCCGTCCGTCCCGCGCATGGCATCACCGTCAATGTTCTCCACGTCCTCGGCAATGGTGGTCACAGCGTCCTGTACTGCGTCAATTTTCCCGTCCGTCGTACTATGCGCCGTCGTCACATCCGTACTGGAGGCCGCCGTTTTCGCCGCGTCATAGTCACCGTGGAGCGCGAGACCCGTGGTGGTGTCCGGCCCCTGCTCCAGAGCGTTCTCCGTAAAGCGCGACACGCCGCCGTCGTTTTCGACGATCTCGTTCAACAGCGCCGTCGCCACGCCGGGCTTCGAGGACGGGTCATAGTCGGCCGCCAGCAGATGATCGAGATGGTTCTGCACGAGGCTCGGATGCGCCGAGATGTCGTAAAGATAGGCCGTGACGTCCACGTCGTTGTCGCCCGCGTTCGGGGACTTCACGCGCATGATGACTTCCATGTTTGCGGGCACGGGGAAGGGCGTTGTCCACACTGAACTACGAACCTCTGTGCCAAACTCAACCTCTTGCGGTGAGGGCTGCACGGTCTGACCGCCAACGGTGATGACCAACTCGAATGTCCCACCGGTGCCGTCGAGGTCTTTCGCGCCGTCGCCGAACAGGACAAGGCCCTGGCAAATCATCGGGTTGCTCGCGTCGGGCGTGTCGGTCAGCACCGTAACTAGAGAGGTCAGGTCGCGGTCAGCGTTTTCGGTATCGAGTTGAGTGATCATTTCTTATCTCCAAGGCGGATCAAAGGCCCCTTTAAGCGGATAGGCCCCCGCGAAGGGACCGACTGCGGCTGCCCCGCCTTCATTCAGGTCAAGGTTTTCAATGTCGATATCCGTCTCACGCCCAGTTTGTCCGGCTTGATCGTGGCTGACATATCCGAACACGTAGCGATGACGATCGCCACTTGTGGTTGAGACTGCCAGCGTATCCTCTAAAACTGTTCTCGCCGCATCACTATAAAGTCGAGATTCAACTGCGGTTTCGCTTGTGCGTTCAATGGCGGGGTATACTGGTGTGCCTGCTGATGGTAAATATACACCGGCGCTATTATCCGAACTGCCCGTCTTATAATCCTGCAGCCGGAAATAGCGCGTGTTGCTTTCAATCCAGAGCCCGATTGCCTCCCGGTTGTTTGTCCCCCAATCCTGCACCCCTTCGATAACATTGGATACCGCCCAAAACATACATATCTGCGAGCCCACGCCCGTGTTATTGATGAGCGTTTCTTTTACATAGTGAAGCCATGTTTCCCCAAAATGTGCGACGCCCTTGTCAGCGTAAACCAGCACTTGCTCATCCCGGTCAATGTCCCGAATCTCTATTTTGTTTGCGGTTACGGTCGCCCTTCCGGGCGTGTCATCCTCTGTATATCCCGTGAAATCTTCGAGAGGGTCGCTGAGTTCAAGGGTGCCTGTGGCCTTATCGAGATCAACGCCAGTCAGGGTTTTGTAATCAGCAGACTTGCAAGCAGCCTTTCCTTCACTCTTCAGCGTAATAAGTTTTGGGTCGTTTTTTGCCTCAAGTGTCTCTACAAAATCAGGCGTCTTGACCAACGGCCTGAGACGCAGAATCTCGTGAATGATAGCGGCGTGAGGCTTTTTCCATTCACCCCGGAAGTAATTGGCTTCGCAACTCAAATCACCCGCCCGCTCGTTGTGCTTGAGGCGGAGTTGCTCCAGGGCCGCATAGAGGTAGCGGTAGCGATCCGCGTCCGCTGTCACGGTCGGGGGATAGACCAGATTGCTTGCGCTAATCACGATACGCGTACTCCTGGCGGTGGTCCCGGCGGGCGTCCGGAGAGGGGACGGACGGGCGCTCCCGCCGGGATCTTGGACCGGGCTTGAAGAGGCGGCGATCCACGTGCGCGATGGGGGCTCCGGGGCTGTCGATCGGCAGAGAGGCCATGACGTCCGGCTCTTCCATCGTGGGGTAGATCGGTTCGAGCGTGTTGAGAGCGTCTTCGAGCTTGCAGACGGCGACGCGCGTGCGCAGATCGCCCTCGCCGTAGCTCACGATGACCTGGTCGCCCCGAATGACGAGGCCGGCGGGGAAGATCGTGCCGGTGACGTTGGGCCGCGTCGTGTCGAAGTGGATTTCGGGATAAAGATCGTGGAAGGTGACGCCTCGGCGGCTTGCGTGCGTGATTCTGAAGGGCGGTTTGGCCTCGATGAGGAGGAAGCCGAGCGAATAGCAGCCCGCTGCCGCGTCGAAGAGGCGCGGATCGTATTTCAGGCGCGTCCAACTCGTGTGAAATAGGCTGAGATAGGCGTCGAGGGCCGGCACGTAGACGTGCGGCGTGGAGCCGTGCAGATGCATGTCGATCGGCAGGCGCTCTGTGTAGGTCGCATGGAGCGGGCGGACGACGCCCTTGTCCCAGTCGGCGATTTCCATGACGATGTGCGGGTTCAGCCCGTAGGAGATGAGCAGCTTCTGCCCGTAGATGAACGGGACCCAGTTTTTCTCGATGATCGCGAGCGGCGTGATCTCGTTGCGCTTGTAGTCGGGCTGAGGCGCGGCGCCGTGCCCGGCTTTGAGGATGGACGGGTCGAGACCCTTGCCGCCGATGACGGTGCGCAGGCGAGTCCGGCGCACGATTTTGACTTTGTCCGGATAGCTCGCCTCGATCTCCGTGGCGACCTGGATGCGCGGCACGTCGCCCTCGAGGCGGCTGTGCAGCAGGAGGTAGCGATTTGTGCCCGGCACGCGCACGAGGCGCGGATCCTCGCCGTTCGGCCACTGCATCAGCGTGTCGGACGCGGCCTCGAAGTCCTCGTCAACGAAGGCGAGGCCCATGGAGCCCGGCAGCTTATAATCGCGGCGCAGGGCGACGAGATAGCCGGTCGGCTTGCCGTGAGGCTCTCGAACGGCGGCGGCAATGGAGGAATTGAACTGGACGGGCGAGTCGGGAATATGGATCGCTTTGAACGTGCTGCAGGGCAGATGATTGTCGGTTTCCTCGGTGATTTTGAACGCCAGGCATGTCCCTTGTATTTTATGAATCTTCCGGCGCTCGCGGCGATTCAGGAAATCAACAACATCGTGCGCGGCTCCGGCGCCGGGGTCCGGATTCCCGCGCTTGTAATCGTGCCAGGCTATGACGCCCCCCGGGCGGCGGACGATCTGCCGGGCGAGTTTGCTGTCGAACCAGACGCCAGGGCGCGAATGATCTCCGTCGACGAAGATCACATCGAACTTGCCGCAGGTCTCCGGATCGATGTCGTGCGAGCCGTTCGGCAGAACTTTCAGGACAAAGCGTGGATCGTCGACCCACTTGCCGCAGGCCGTATCCTTCTCGCGCCAGACGGCGTGTTCCTGCGTGGCGTCGATGCCGTCGTGGCCCACGCAGTCGGGGTGCTCGCCGTGCTGAGTGGGGATTCCCATTTTGTATTCGGGGCCGCAATCGACGCCCCAGTACTCCTCGATCCAGGGGCATTCGCGCAGGAGAAGATACGCCGTGGCTCCGTAGCGCACGCCGATCTCCATCACGCGCCGAGGCCGAAACGTGCGGCAGAGGCTGAGGAGGCACTGGCGATCCGTCGGGACGCCGTTGCCGAACTCGGGAATCGGCGCGGCCAGGCCCTGGCCGAAAAGCGCGAAGAACATCTCGAGGGAGATCTCCGGCGCGGGCGGGATCTTCACCATGACGTTGTGGGGTGAGGTGTCTTCAGGCTGTGGCGCTTGGCTGAGATCGCGGCGGCCGGGCGGCACGGGGCAGACGAGGCGGGCGAGGTCCTCGTAGTCGACGACCTTCGTGCCCGGTTGAGCGCGACGGAGCTTTCTCAGCTCGCGGCACTCGCGGCAGTTCTTTGTGGCGACAACGACGTTCATTCTTCTCTCTCAAGCTGTAGATTGGAGGCTGTAAAGTCTCAAGGTGGCGGTCCTCGACGGCGTCGCTCGCTAATCGCGAGTTCTCGACAACCGCCGAGGACCGTGCCGGCCGAATTCTCTAGGTGAGCAGGCGCAGTTCGGCGTCGCTGTCCGAGCAGTCGCCCGCGCTTGCGGTTGTGGCCGCAAGGCGGACGTAACGATTGCAGTCGGAGGGTAGACGGACACGCTTCGTCGCGGCGGCCGCGCCTCCCACGCTGGCGACGGCCGTCTGTGTCAGCACCGTGCCGTAGAGGCTCGCATAGCCGCTCGCAAGGGCTGTGGAGTGCTGCACGACGTAGGTCACTGTGCCGCCGACGGGCAGTTCCGTTGCGTCGAGCACGGGGGCGCGGACCTCCAGCTCCATGCCGGCCAGGCGGGCGTCGTCATCGGCGGTCGCGCCGAGGTCGATGCCGGTCGTGTAGACGGCGCCGTCGCTCTCGGCGAGGGCGATCGTCTCGTTGAGTTCCGCGTCCTGCTTGCGGAAAGTGGATTCGTTGGACATGAGTCAATCTCCTGCAAAGGTCCAGCCGGGCGGGGGACGGCGCGCGCCGTCCCCCTGATCCGGTTAGTCGTTGGTCTCCGCGTCGCTGATGGCGTCCGTCGCTTCGATCGGGATGCCCTCGAACTCCGTCGGGATCGGAGCGGGCGCTCCGGTGGCGTTCGTCGCCGTGCGGCTCTGGCGGAGGTAGCCTCTGGACCGCCGTGTCATCAGGATGACGTTGGGGACGATGCCGGTCGGGAACAGCTCGAGCGCGGCGTAGAGGTCATCGTCGTCGAGCTTGTTGTCCGGCTCGATGTTCTTGATCCGGACCATGCTGTTCGGATTGACGAGCTGGGCGCCGAGGAAGACGAGCATCGGCTGGCGATAGCCGTTGTACGGCAGGCCGTCGTCGTCGGTGAGCCGCACGTCCTCCTGCAGATCCCCGAGCGTCATCTCGCCGTCCTGTCCGACGACCCACTGGACCTTCGTGTCGCCAGTGGCGAGCAGCCAGACGGATGAGCAGTCGGAGCCGGAGCCTCCTGCGTTCACGACCATGTTCGTCGAGTCGTAGAGCTCGATCAGGCCGGGGAAGCCCTTGCTCGCATTGCTTGCGGCGGAGGAGGCCACTTCGCTCTCCGTGCCGTAGTAGAACTGGGAGCAGGCAGCGCGGAACTGGCCTTCCAGCAGACCGGCGCCCTCGAGGGCGATGTAATAGGCCGCGCCGCGCGGATGTACGTCTGCGACGGCCTTGTCAACTTCGATCGCCCGGTCGAGGATGAACGCCTCGATGAGCTTGTTCGCCCAGGTCGACTTGACCGCGGCGGCGCCCTCGTTGGCGTTGCGGAATCCGCCGGTCGGGACGGAGGTGCGGATGAGGCATTTGAAGGACTGGCCCGAAATCGGCATCGCGGGGATGACGCGCAGTTCCGGGTTGGACTGGACCGACTGCTCGATGAGGGGGATCATCGCGTCGTCGGCCGTGTGCTTCGCGAGGTCCAGCAGAGTGGGCTGGGACATGGCTTGTTCTCCTTACGTAGTGTCAAAGTTCATTGTGCGGCGCATGCGATTGCGCGGCGTGCTACTGTTTCGCGTTCTTCCGACGTCCGGCCTCGATGGCGGCGGCGGCCTTGCCGATGCGGTCGTCCTCGGAGATCGGGGCGTTCTTCTGGAAGCCCCTGGGCTTCCGATTGGTCGCGTCCGCGGCCTGAGTCGGCACGGCGTCGTCGGACCCGAGGGCGTTGGCGTCCTTGAGGGCCTGCTCGCGAGCGCCATCCTTGGCTTCAAGCGTCTTGATGTGCTCGGTGAGGGCTTCCTCGACCGTCTTGCCGGCGGCGGCGGCCTCGAGGGCCTTTTCCGCGCCGATCGTCTGGGCGAGTTGAAGGGCCTGCGCGGGGGTCATGCCCGCCTGCGCCTGCTCGCCTTCCGTGGGTTCGCCTTCGGGTGGTTCGGCCTCGTCCTCTTCGACAGGGCCGTATTCGGCCGTGTGCTGCGTGGTCTCGTTCGCGACCACGGCGACGACTTCATCGCCGGGGGCGACAAAGCCTTCGACTTCGGTGTAGCTCACCCCGTGATCTCCGGGGGCCAGGCCTTCGACCGTGGTTCCGCTGTCGAGCGGCTCTCCGTCGTCGACGGAGAACTGCGCGCCCGCGTCCACGGCTTCCTGCGGTTCGATCGTGACCTGCAATGCGCCGGTCTCGCCGACCTGTTCCTGATCCTGCTCCTCCGAACCAACGGCCTGGGTGTCCTCGGCCGATTCGGCGGAGCCCGTCTTACGCCGGCCAAAGATATTCATGGCCTGGTCTCCTTCCTCTGATTCGGCCGGGTTCGCGCCCCGGCCAGTGCCTGAAGAAACGGCGCGGCCCAGCGCCGCGTCGAGCGTTCCTAACGAATCGATCAGTCCCATGGGCAGGGCCTCGCTCTCGCCGATCCAGACCTGCCCGGTCGCCCAGGCTTGCGCGGTCTCTTCCGGGATCATGCGTCCGCGCGCGACGGCCTTGATGAAGTCGGCGGAGAAGCCGTTGATGAGGCGCTGCTCGTCGGCCAGGATGGCCTCGGTGATGATGGAGCCGCCTGCGTCGCCGCCCTTGAGAAGCCCGCTGGAGACGATGCGCGTGTCGATGCCCATGTCCATCAGGCACCGATTGATATCCTCGATCATGACGTAGGTGCCGATGCAGCCGATCATGGCCGTGCGGTTCGCGCTGATCGTCGTCGCCTGGCTGGCGACGAGATAGGCCGCCGAGGCGCCGAGGTCCTCGATGTAGGCGTGGATCGGTTTCGACGCGCGGCCCTGGAATACGGCGTCGGCCAGTTGATCAAGTCCGTAGACCTCGCCGCCGGGGCTGTAGATCGGCATGAGGATCGCATTGACGGAGTTGTCCGCGAGCGCCATAAGGACCTGCTCGCGCACGTTGTCCGTGTCGGTCGCGTAGCCCATTTCGACGTAGTAGCGCGGCGCGCCCTTCATCATGACGCCCTGGATCGTGATGACGGCGACGCCGTTGACGACGTTCAGCGGCTGCGGATCCTCGGTCCCCAGATCGTCGTCGTTGAGATAGAGATCGGACGGCGTCTCCTGAAACGCGCTGATGAAGAGGCTGTGCATGTCGGCGCGGCGCATGGCGTAGGGCCGCGTGAGACGGCCGGCCAGGGCGCGCGAGATATTGAGGCGGCGCGGGGACGGGTCTTTGCTCATTGGTCGCGGTCCTTTCGTGTGGGTTGCGTGGACGCGGTGAGGGTGATGGGGGCGCGCGCCCAGACGAGCTGCAGGCCGAGGTCCTCGGCCTTCTTCTGGAATTTGGCGATGTTCTCGAGGACCTGGTCGCCGTCCTGCCCGGTGCGCTCTTTGAGCCATTTGTAGGGGTCGACGATGCCGCCGCCGATGCCGGCGAGCGCGGCGTCGATCTCGTCCATCTCGTCGAACCAGGGGGTCGACTCGGGCACCCATTCCCAGAGCACGTCATCGAGCGTCCAGCGGGAGGGCAGCGAGAACGTTCCGTCCTCGATGCCGATCATGAGTTGACGCAGCGTCCAGCGGTCGAGCAGCGAGATATTCTCGTCGCGCTTGTCCTTGCAGGATTTCTCGTATTCGAGGCGGGCGGTCCGATGAATGGAGAAGCTCCCGTCCTTGGCGTTGAAGAAGATGTAGGGCAGGTCGATCGCGAGCATGCCGATCTGCATCATCAGCTCGGAGAAGTCGCGGAACTCGCCGGAGGGGGTCTTCGATTCGAAGGTCTCGATGGACGTGCCCGCCGGCAGCGTGAGCACGCTCGCCGCGCCGGGCTTCATGTAGTGCCGCTTGATCTCGTGCGTGACGTCGTCCGCGTCGGCGGACGATTCCTCGCCTTCGGTGACGGTCTCGCTGATGTCGAATCCGGCGGCGCCCTGGATGCCGTCGCTGAGGATCGCCACGCCAAAGAGCGCGTGGAGCTTGGCCTTGATGAGCTGGTAGTCGAATCCCTCGTAGAGGTCCTGCAGGGTGTTGAGGGCGGAGGAGAGGGGAGACACGCCGCGCACGGTGTTCGCGCGCGGGAAATACGCGCGGTGGAGGATGTTCTGCGCCTGGGCGATCATGCCGAATCGTCGCGAGCTGCCGTCGCGCGTACAGAGGCAGTAGCGGCGGGGCTTGGTCGCCGCGTCCACGTCGATGCCGTGGACCCAGTTGTAGCGGTCGGCGCTGTATTGCGCGGGCAGATCGTTCGGCGTCCAGACGAGATCGCCCTCGATGAGCTGCACCTCTCCGGTCCGGAGGAGATGCCAGAAGACGTCGCCGTCGACCACGGCGTGGCGCTCGGTCATCGTCAACGCCCGTTGCCGATTCAGCCGGCCGGCGCGGTCGAACTGCGCGCCCTGGGATCGGTATGAGATGAAGGCTTTGAGTTCCTTCTCGAAGCCGTCGTCTTCCATGGACGAGTGGAAGTTGAAGCGGGAGACGTAGGAGGTGTGCTTGCGGACCATCCAGGCGGCGACCGCGAAGTTGCGGATCTGATCCTGGGCCGTGGCGGTGAGCTTGCGGCGCTTCGTCGTCGTGAGCAGCGCGTCCTCGGACTTGATCGACGAGCGCGGCGCCTGGCGCTTCTTCTTGTTGTTCGTCGCGTCGTAGTCGGCGAGGGGCGCGTTCGGATGCCCCAGATTGCGGTTTCTGTTTTTCCGTTTTCGTGGCATCAGAAGTTCCCGCTCATATCGGCCTGCGCGACGCGCGCGCTGCTTTCCTGCTCGCGGAGCAGTTCGGCGTAGAGTTCCTTGCGATAGCGGCGGAGGCTGTCGAGCGATGCGCGCGTGATGTTGCTGTCGCCCTGGCCGGAGGCCTGTGCCTTCAGACATTGCGAGATCGCGGCGTCAACTTCCTCGAGGCGCTCCTGCGTGGACTTGGTTGTGAGAAGCAGCAGGACGCACGTGCCGTCGAGGTCGCTCGCGGACGTGCGCGAGACGACGATGAACTGGGTCGCGTCATCGCCGTCCGCGATGATCTTCGTCTCGCCGTTGGCGATCGTGACTTCGTCGCCTGCGGTCTCGGAGCCGGGGGCCAGCCAGGTGAGCGTGTCAGCGGTCTCGGCGGTGAGCGTGCCCTGGCCGGCGTCGTGCGCGTCCGCAACGTGCAGGAGGGTGATGCCCGAGATCTCCGTCAGTTGCTCAAACTGCATCGCTCTGCCTTAAACGAAAAAGAGCGCCTGCGAGAGGGTGCAGCCTCTGCACAGGCGCTCTGAATTTCGTTGCGGCTCGTGGCCGCGTCTATCTCTTATTTACATCAGAATCGGGCAATGTCAACGGTAAAATCGGGGGGAGGGCGAAAAGAATCCTACAGCGTAGGAATGTTTCCCAAAACTTTCCTATTCTGTAGGAATCTCGGCGATGATGCGTCCCCATTTATCGCGCGCGTAGATGGTCAGCTTGATGCGTTTTCCGAGCAGGGCGGCCTCGAGCGCGTCGCGCGCTTCGGGTCCGCCCGGCTCGTCGAGTTCGGGCGCGTTGACGCGGCGAAGTCGAACGCGCTCGCGTTTGCCGGCATCATTCTGGACGATGAACGTGTCGCCGTCCGTGACGCGGACGACGGTCCATCCTCCGTCGCTCTGCTTCGACGGCGAAGAGCTATGGAGGACGGACGGCGCAGCGCAGCCGGCAATGAGGCAGACGACGATTGTCCAGGCTCGCAGCGATTTCATGATGCGCATTATACCAAGCATCTCCTACGGTTTCAGGATCGGCACGGCGACGGCGCCGAGGGCGCGGTCGACGTCCTCGGCGGACAT